AGTCTGCTCTACGTTGTATCGTAAAGTTTTTAACGGCAGTTTTTACGGTCATTACTTAGCCTCAAGAGCAGCCACTTTAGCTTCTAATGTTTCTATTTTAGCGACTGACTCCTGTAATGCTGCAACTAGCATCGGAGTAAATTTACTATAGTCTAATCCTTGATAATCAGTTCCATCTTTAACACCAGTTACTAAATGATTATAATGACCTGTTTCTTGAACTTCATGTGCAATAAAACCACTGTCATAACCAATATCAACATTATTTTTCCATCTAAAAGTAATAGGTCTTAATGTCTTTATTTTTGTTATAGCGTTATCAATATTATTGATATCTTGTTTTAATCTATAATCTGAATTTCCATTATAATTTGTTGTACTTCCATTTGTAGAGACATCTCCAACAACAGTTGATCCGTCAGATTTAAATTCAAGTATTTTCCCAGTCGTGTTTGTTCGATTAAATATTCCAACAATATCTTTAGCGTTTACAACCAAACCAAATGAATCATAATCAGTAACTGCACCCGCAACAAATTTGATACCTGATCCATTACTCCCTGACGCTGACACAGGATCTTGAGATATTGCCTTACCTAAAAACACCCCTCCATTACCTGTAATTCTGAATCTATTTGTACCGTTTGTAGCAATATCTATTTGATTGGCAGTACTTCTAAATAATCCAGTATCTGGATCACCGTTAAAAGCTATAGCTGGTGTAGATTCAGATCCTCCATTATGAGCTAAAAACTGACCTGTCATAGCACCACCCGCTTTCGGTAAAAGACCTAGATTGGTTTCATTTACAGGACCAATAGTAGTAAAGCCATTATTCGATGCGTTTCTTATTTTTAAATTATTGTTATCACCAGTATCTACATAAGGCATAAAGGCTTCAGTGTTAGCAGGGTCACTTGACCCACTATTTAACGTTTTAATTGCACTAAATACAGAATTTAAATCAGATCTTACAGAAGCTCCTGATGCGTTAGCTATATTGTAATCTGTTACTTGAGCCATGATTAATAATTAAACACCTTTACCATATCCTACAGCTTGAAATGTGAAAGATCTATCAACAGGATTAGAACCATTCTTGATAATTACAGTGAATCCTGTTCCACTTATATTAGAAATATTAAAAAAGTCTCCAGATATAGCATCTTCTATTGTAATACCTACAGTTGGCAAGAAAGCATCTATTCCTCCTAATGAAGATGTTCCAACAAAAAACGGTGTTCCAAAAGTTACTGTTTTACCAGAAGCAGACGTACCAGATTGTTGTGCTGCAGTGGATGTTCCACCTCCTGTCTGATAGTTTTGTTCTGTTCTTGATTGAAATAATGCTGTAAAACCTGCTTGTTGTACATTTATATTCTGTGCTTTATTTGTTGTCTCTAAAATTAATCGAAATTTAAATCTTCTACCTTTAAAAGTCCCATTTGAAAAATTACTAAAGGCACCAAAAGACCCTGATGCTGTTTGTGAGGTTGCTACTTGTATCTGACAGTTTGCCTCATCTGCTGCTGCACCATCAAAGTTTCCATCAGTAGCATAGTCATCCCATAAATTACCTGTTGGAATTAATGATTCAATATCACCACCACCAACGTTAAATCCTACAGCTTGTAATTTTCTTGTTAAATCAAGAGAAAAAATACCTTCCAAATCAAGAATAGATGCAAATTCATAGGTACCTGTTAAATTATTTGCTGGATTAGTAAGCTTTAAAGCACTATTAGCAAAAGTCGTATTTATTTTCGTTCCATTAAAATTATTATCTTCTTCTTTTTGCTCAATAATAGGTTGAGTGTCAATTAAATCTGGTAAATCTACAATAATACTTGTTTCATTTTCACTAAAATTACCACTATCATCTTGAAATTTTAAAATATATTCACCCTCTAGAAAAGGAACTATTGCATCTGTTGTATTACCACTTAAGGCAGTAACTAAATCAACAGAATTTTGAAACGTTCCTGTGCCATCAGTTAAATTACTATGTCTTACATAAACACGACCTCCATGTATAACATCAGCATCAGTTGATTTATTCCATCGCAATCTTACTAATTTATTTGTAATTGGTTCTAATGATAAATTTTCTACATTAGAGGGTGGTTCCTTTTTCCCTGGAGCATTGAAAGTTATATCAGTGGATGTTGATGATAATTTAAGACCTGCGTTAAAAGAAAAAACTTTAAATTCGTATGAGCCAGCTTCAGTATTAAATAATTCAAAATCTGGTCTAAAAACAACTTCACTAACCCAGTTTGTACTGTTAAATCTATATTGAACTAAATATTGACTTACACCTATAACTGGAACCCATGACAATATTATTTTTGGAACTGCTACTGCATTTATCACAACAATAATCTGTGATGCTTGCAAGTTAGCAGGAGGTAATTTAGGTTCGTTGAAAAAGGTAACTGTTCTTGTTGGTAACGTAATACCTTGAGCATCATCAATGGCATCATACTTTGGTGATTCTCCTGTTACATAATTAAAGTTATAAGATAATGCTGTTATGGCAAAATTAATCCCATCTTGTTCTTCAACAGTAATTACTCTAAAACTTTGAGATTCTAAAGTAGAACTTTGCAATAACCATATCGAATTGTTATTTGGAGTCTGTGAAAAAGCAGAACTTACAGTAATAACACCTGAAGATGTATTAACACTACAGGATTTTGTCTCCATTGTTCCGTCTGGCATTATTACACTACAAACCTTATTTAAACCTGTAAAAGTATTTAAATCTTTTATATTATCAACTGTTACAGTAGTAGTTGTTGCGGATTTAATACGACCACTTCTTCTTTTTGTTGATCTAACTGGGTCATTTATAGAGATAACACTTCCAGGTCTTACAATCGCTCCAGCATCTATTGATGTCGTAAAACTAACTACCTCTGTTTCCTGCTCTTCACTAAGTAGAACAGCTTTACCTAACCTTCTTGCTTGTCCACGAGAAGTACAGGCAAATGCTTTTATCTCCTTTCTGACAATTCCAAATTTATCCTGTCTATCTATATCCTCCTGTAATGCATTTGGACCACTAACGTCATCACCGACAACCTCGTAATCTATTTCTCTGCTATCCATATTAAAGTAAGCAACAGATATTATTGTGTGTCTTTGTTTTGCACTACTTCCTGAGTAACTAAATCCACCCTCACCTACATTTGCCAAACTAAATAAATAACTCGGATCTGTTGGTCTGTCTTGAGAAATACTAATAGAACCTTCAGACCAGTAAGGGAAACATCTCATTACTCCTGCTAATTCATTTATTAGAGTAAATGCTTCTGTTGATCCCTGTATGTTTACATTGCAACTAAATCTAGGTTCATTACTACCAAAGCCATCACTTATTAATTCACTGCCACCTTTGTTCCCTGTTGAATATCTACTAGCAGCTACAAAACTAAATAAATCAAGATTAGCATCTGTAATATGAGTGCCAAACCCATACCTTTCCGTAGTTAACAGATCAAGCAATATCATAGCAGGGTCACTACACCATTGGGCTGCTGTCATTGTGCCGTTAAATATATAGTTTTCTGGATAATGTATAAATCCAAAACTACTGCAAGTTCCTAAACCCAAAGAGTCAGCAATAGTTTGATTTGAAACTACAGTTGGTGTAAGACCTCCATTAGCGGCTGGAATTCTTACCTTTACACCACGAATACGAAAAGCTCTTTTTGGTATAGAACTGAACTGCTCAGAATCTATTCTTAAATGTGTATAAGCACTATTTGGATAATCCTGTTTATCATCAACTATTTCACCTATACTGGTCCATATAAAAGCATCGATTAAATCATCTGTTGTACTATCTGCGGTGACTCTTACAACTCTGATATCAACAGGAAAAGAACCTGTAAAAGAAACACGGTATTCTTTTTGGTACGCATCAGCAGTTCTACCTGTAATCGTGTCATCTATTACATCTGTAAAACCACCATTATTGTATTGAACTTGTATTTTTAAGTTGACAGAAGAACCTAATAGATCTCCTTTATCTGTAGCTTTTTGCAACTGCGGAAATGTAATTGTAACTTTCGCAGCATCAACATTGGTATTTGTTATCTGACGAGTAACAGGGGAAGAATTAGTAACTGTAACTCCTACAGCAGTTGTTGATTCACTACCTTCTATACCTGGAACGTGAGCTTGTGTAGCCGTTCCAAAACGAGGTGTAAACTCTACATTTTGAAAGTTAAAATCTGCTGTCTGTGGGTTTGAGTTATTTGCATTAGCATCAAGAACAGGAGTGTTATTTAAAAAGACATCTTTCAACGCTGCGTTGTTATATGCTGTAGTTCCTTTTGTTAATCCTGCCTTTGATGGAGTAGCAAAACCTTCTATTTCACCTTCAGATAATAAATCCTGTATTGATGCAAATTGTTTGCTGTTTAATGTATCTGGTGCTCGATTTGGCCTAGGAGGAGTCGGAGGAGGACCACCTGCTCCTCTGATAATTTTATCGGTCATGCTGATACCTGATTAGTGTCAATTCCTGCTGAGATTACAACCGATCCAGTGAATATTTCACCATAAACAATTGGGTGGCTAGTTCCTGCTCGGCTGGTATTTTGCACCCCAGAAAAATTAAACGATACACGAGGATCTTCCTCATCATTTAATTCAGGCAGTGGGAATAACAAATTACTTACTCCTGATAAAACTAATGCTCCTCCTACGCCTAATGCTGCTTTTGTCAATCCTCCAGCAGCAGCAAAAGAGCCTTTAGCAACAATAGGACTAAAGAATGAACCAACAGATAACGGAGTAAATAAGAAAGCACCTCCTATTAAAGCAGCACCAGTTAATATTTTTCCAACATCTCCACCTGCACCAGTAATAACAGGAACAATACTTATATCTGATTGTCCTATAGGATTTTGTATATCTTCTTCTCCTATTTCATAATCATCTACTAATACCTGATAGTAGCGATCTGCCATGTGTGCTTCCAATTTTGGAAAGTTACTAACTAAAAACCTCATGGCATCAGCAGTAGAGTTTATTACTGCATCTAATTCTTTATGTCCAACAAACTCTGCCAGTTCTCCATAAAGTCTAACTGTTCTGAGCATAGCGATACCTCTTACCAGTACATTTTAACAACCACTCAGAATATGGTTCTCTAC